CCTAGCCCTTACCGCATGGGTAACTCAATGATTGGCAAAATTCGCGGGCTCATCGCCGGATATACGAACCCGAACACCATGGTCGGATGATGACGGCAGCCATTACAACACTTAGAGCGACACTAGCTGCCTGAGCCAGTTTCTTATTACGCACTAGAGCCTCTTGCTCTGCCTTTTTACGTGCAGCCTCGCGCTCCTTGTATCCACCATCGCCTGAGCCCGGGAAAAATAGTGGGCCCATATTAGGAGCCGCTATAGCGTTATTCTTTTTTAGGGCATTACCTAACGCACCTACAGCAAGAGCAGCAACGCTTATAGCTGTAAACCATGGAGCCCATGCAAGGCCGATAGCAATACCGGCACCTACTAGGATTGGCTGAGCGATCTTGACCTCTTGTACAAGATATCCGAACCCTGTAATGGCATTAGTGAGCTTTGTAGATAAGTTCTCGATAGTTTGAGCTGCACCGCCGGCACCATTAGGCCCTGCTAGTCCACCTAAAGCATCGACTAGGCCTCCACCGATACGAGCCTGAGCTTGATTGACTGCCTCTGAAAGTATCGCCATTTTGCCGCTTAGGCTGGCTGCCGCTTCATCGGCTGCGCCTAAGGTATCTGTAGCTATTTTTTCTAGGATCTCATCGAAAGTCATGGCCGATAGTTCAGCTTTTGTCAGACCTAAGCGGTATGTAGCAAGTCCTTTAGAATTACCCACGTAGGCATTAGCCAAATCAGATGCGACAGCTGCTACATCGGCATTACGAGAGGCAGCTAGATCGAGAGCTACGTTCATGATCTCGGTGGATTTAGATACCGATCCGGTGGCTGAGAGCAGAGCTTGCATAGCCGGTACAGCTTGAGCCCCTGTTACGCCGTAGAGTTTGGCAATTTGGTCTACATAGTTTGAGACTGCCGGAGCATCAAAGGCTAGACCAAGATTTTTAACTGTATTAGTAAGAGCAATAGTCTCGCGCTCTGCATCTGCAAATTCTTTTACGGCAGAGCGTACAGCCAAGCCAAGAGCAGCGCCTCCAAAAGCAACACCAAAAGATGAGCCAAGAGATTTAACAGTTTTATTAAGTTTGTTAGTAGCTGTCTCAGCTTGCTTAAAAGCGGTCTTGCCTAAAAATTCTGCAATTATCTTAATATCTAAATTAGTACCGGCCATTATGCAACCTTCCTAACGCCACGTGTAGCAAAGCCTGAGGTCTTGCTCATAAAGAGATCATTAGTTTTCATGATCGCCCTTACGACAGCTTCGTTAGTTTTACCGTTATCGGCTGCCCACGCACGATAGATAAGACGGCCTGTAGATTTACGTGAAACCTGCCCTCTTTGACCAGCTACGCGAGGTTTAGCGTTTACGAGTATTCCTGTTGCATTAGCAGCATCTACAAATTGTCTACCGGCATTAGGGTTATTACTCTTGCCGAAATTCTTACCGGTTGAGGTTATGTAACGATGTTCACCGACACCGGTATCTTTACGGAAAGTAGGGATTACTACTTCTCTAGTTTTGCCCTGAGGTTGCCCACCAGGATTTTTACGTCCGGCTGTTTCATAGATAGCACCGGCAGCATTAGCATTAACAATACGTACAGATGATGCAAAGCCATTTTTATTTATCTTAGATCGAGCTGTGCTTAGTCTTATGCCGTTACGTATAGCTGCCGCATTATAGATTGGAAAGTTACCGCCATCTCGGCCCCAGTTAGATAGGGGAGGAGTAGCGGGTACAAATCCTCGAGCAGCATTTACTACGTTTTGAGTAGCAAGAGTTAAATCTTTCTTAAGTTGTTTATCTAGATCCGGCGCATATTGCTTTAAGGCTTTACGGAGTTCATCAACGCCGCTTAGTTCTATTGGCATCGCTTGTCTCCTTCGCTTCATCTTTAAGCCCTTGCACAAGTGCATCGAGCATTGTCTTATCTAGATCTAATAGCGCTTGAGGCGCGACCCCCAGTCGGATACTTAATCTTGCGATCAGGTATGTAAATGGGAGGTCGCGCTTCAGGCTAAAGGGTCGCTATCTAAAACCTCAACAGACTTTAGTGTTTCCACAAAAGCCTCGCCGAAAGGTTTAGGTGCCTGTCCCGCACGCTTTGTTATTTCCCAAGCCAAGTAGTAGACCATCGACTGTTGCTCCATTTCGCGAAACGCTTTATGAAACCCAGTTTTGTAAAACTGCTCGAAGGCATATTCAACGGCCGGCGAGATTTCGCCTTCCAGTTCTGTGCCATCGTTACGTACGATCTTTAGTCTTGCCATGGTTTGCCCCTTTGTTAGTTAGTTGATTACCAAGTGCCAGTAGTTGCTACTACTGTCTTTGAGTTACATGTAAAAGTCAAATCCATCATGCCTTCATCGGCGACAGCACCGTTGAGGGGAGTTAGATTGTCTACCAAAAATGTACCGCTATAGAGTACGTTCGTAGCAGAGATAGCAGCTGTGTAATCTTGGATTGCCTTAAAAGCTACGGTCGTACCGTATGCAGCTTGCAGCGTTGCCAAGATTGATCCGGCAGCTGTGTCATTTAACAAAGATACTGTGATCGTGTCAGCTGATAGACCAGTAACAAACTTATGAGCTGTATCGCCCATCGCTGTAACTTCAAGCTGATCGCTTTGCTGTGTCAGCGTAAACGCGGTCACGTGATCAGTAAAATCTACAGGTGTAGCGCCGACCTTAAAGCCGACCTTATTATTTAGAAAAATTGCCACGATTATTCCTCGTCTTTCTTGGCTGTTGTTTTAGGTGTAGTTGTTTCGATCTGACCTATCTTTTTTAAGAAAGCCAAATCCTCGGGTGTTAGGTCAGACATGGTTTAACTCCAACTCGTTAGTATTGATATATCAAAAGATGCCGTTAAGAGTGTGGCGTTTGGTAGTTCTAATACCGACGGTGCACTCATAGCGCCAACGTTCATTTGTATTGATGATGCTGCCAATTTATTAAATACAGCTACAGCCATCGATTCAATTCCCTGTAAATTTCCCTGATTGTCCAGCATTGGGATCGTCATAATAATTTTGAGGTTCGCCATAGGCGATACGTTATGCGTGTTATTACTTGGTGAAAGATATGGATCTCCCGGTGCCACCACCACGCTGTTCGCGATCAGAGTGCTGGGAGGGTACGCGTAGGTATTCCAAACGTTTGGATTATCTAAAGCCGTAGCGATCGCAGCTCGGAGGGTAGTTATAGCTGCTGTCATTAGCCGAGCATCGATCCGGGATTTTGGTATCCGGCTATCAGGCCTCTGATTTTGCCGATTAAGCCGTTGCCCATTCTGTATGGTGCCGGAGTAAAGCCATCGATGGATACGCCACCGGCTTGGCTAACCTGACGGGCCTGCCAAACGTCACAGGCCAAGATCATGGCGGCCTCACGTACAGCCGGTGTTGATGCGTAAGCCTGTGATTTGGTATCAGCACCGACGGCTGAACCGTAAGGCAAAATACGTGCAAAATTTAGATTTGATGCAGTTTTTGTAAATTGGATGAAGCTATAACCCGCTGGCCAATTCCATGCGTACTGATTCCATGTAATAGCCGGGATTAAGTTTGTTGTACCGGCGCTCCAAGGCATTGTCCCTGTAATCGTAAAGGTGCCGTTATAAGTTGAGCCACACCCACTCAAGGTTACAGACTGCCCGGTGCTAAAGATTGCCGGGTTAGCGATCATCACGGTAGCGACGTTATTTTGCAGGGTCGCACCGACTACTGGCGCTGAGTCAAACCATAAGAACTGATTTAGGAGATCTTGAGCGGTTTGACAGACCTCCTCGACAACGGCAGAGCTGTAAAGGTTTTCGATCCCGAGATTCGCACGAAGCTCTGCTTCGGTAACGTAAGTCGCTGCCATTGTTCCTCCTTAAATTATAAGGCCGGGAGGGCTCAAAGGGCTAAGAGCCCTCCCGACTACTAGATGGATCAGGTTAAGTTGTAACGGACCAAACCGTTTGGCATCTTAACGATCGTCGCCATAAATCCGTAGATCGCAATTTGGACCTGTAGATTTGATACGACGTTTACAGACATGTACGCCTGTGGTGAGCGATATACAGTCATCGCTTCCGGTGCAACGATGAACGCTGAATCGTCGATCGTTGTAGCGACCATCTGATGGTCCACATAGAGGTCTAATCCAAGCACGTTTCCGCGAATTGATGTAGGTGTTGATAGACCGCCTGAGTTCATAGGCGCTGCAGCGTTGTAAATTGGTCGGCCTGTTGAATCAGTCGCACCCATTAGGAGTGACCACTGAGATGGACCAGCCACATAGTTACGTGCAAAGTAGCTTGTGTTCTTGTAGATGTTTGCTGATTCTGTTGATACGTAAGAAATGATACCTGCGCTTGTAGCTGCTACTGCAGTACCTTGTACGCCACCAGCAACCACATCAGCGATAACCGCTGCATC